TCAATGCCATTTCTTCAGAGTTTTCAAATAATCCATAAGCAGTACCTCCTTGTGCTCCAGAAGAAACAAGTGAAAGCATATTGTCAAAATCTAATGAAACTCCTCTTTGTAGGAATAACATATTTTCTTCAATAGCGCCTTGAGTATCAAGATTTTTAAGGATTTCATCAAAGTCATCTAAACCTCCACCAGCATCAAAGCCAACCTCTACGTTACCTCTTGCATTTATAGCAGAGAATAAACCTTGAGTACCTTTAAAACCAGCATTAGCAGCAGAACCAGCACCAGCAGCGCTAGCAAGTTCACCTTCAACACATACCATTTCTAAGTAGTCTTCGAAACGTAACCTTGTTTCAGATTCAGCTTTTAAGTACCATAAGTAACCAGTAGTTCCGTCTTCTGTAGCAACTTCAACCCAACCGATTTGAGCCATATCTGATCCGTTTATTGTGTAAACGTTTCTGATTATAACTGGTGAGTTAGAAAATTGTGTAAAAGCAGGATTAATAGTAACCTGTGGCTGTAAAGCATTGTTCTGAGTTAAAGCACCAGCAGCTGCATTAGCAGTAGCCGCACCTTTAACAAATTCAGAACCATATACAAATATTTTAACAGTAACACCTAAACCACTAAGATCTGTAGTTAAATATGGAGCAACAGCTAAAACACCTGTAGTAGTGTTAGATGCAGTTACAACACATTTAGCTTCATTACCAGCGTTATCCATAACTACAATAGTTTGACCAGGACTTATAACATTTCTTGTTACACCTGGAGCTGTTGGAGCAGGAATTGTGATACCATTAGTTTGATCACTTGTACAGCCATCATATGCTATATGTAATCTGTTTTGTTCTGACCAAATAACTTGATCTGAAGTCATAGGCATTTCTGCCCCTACCATACGTAAAAAACCAGATAACGTTCTGTTTCCATAACGCTCTACTTCTTGTTCATATATTTCTGGTAAATACTGTTGTGCAAAATCATTTCCTGCAGCAGTATTAAATTGCAAATAATTATTGGCTAATAGTTGCTGGTTAGGAGCAGGAACTATCGCACCAAATTGTGGAAAAATCGACATAATTTATTTTTGTTTTTAGTTAAATGTTTTTCTTTTTACTTTTAGTTTTGAAGAATCAAGTCCACTTACTGCTTTTACTTTTAAACCTTGTATAAATACATCGCCAGTATTTGTTTTTCTAGACTCTGTACTTATATTTTTAGACTTAGCTAACTGATCCTTTATAGCATCAGTTTTACCTTGTTCATAAAAATGTTGGGCCATAGCATCAGCATTTTGTGCTGTATATAAAGCTTTATGATATTCTTTGTGTTTAACTATTTCACCTTCTTTATTAAGAAACTTTCCTATAAAATTTGAAATATCACTTTGATTATCAGCAACACTAGAAGGATCTTTAATACTATATCTAAATTTTTTATCTCCTACATTAAAATCAAAACCTTTGAAATCGTTGTTTAAAAGTTCTTTAGATCTGTTTTTAAAGTCTTCTCGTCTTTTATTATATACTTCTTGTTCTTCGTTGTGTCGGTTGAAAAAATCCATAGCTTTTTGTTGCTCTTGGGTTACGCCGGGCCTCAACTTGATTTCCTCGTAATATTTACCTTTTAAGCTTTCCAAATAGTTTTTGGCTTTTGCAACTTCTTCTTTGTACGCAAGTTTTTTCTTTCGAACGTCCCTTGCTTCATCTAATTCCTCGTCAAATGAAAAAGAATCTTCTATAATAAAAGATCTTTCTTCACTATCTAAATGAGGTTTAGCTGCTTTGTAATATTCATGTAATAGAGCATCGTTACTTATATTACTATAATCACGATTCAAACGAGCATAGTCATCAACTGTGCCGCCTGTTTCCTCCATAAACTGAACTAATTTTTCTATGTTCTCTGGTAGTTTTTGTGCTTCAACTTCCTGAGGTATTTCTTTTTGTTCTTGTGAGGCAGTGGTAGTTTCATTGCTTCCTGCCACTCTGCTCTCGTCAATGTCACTGTCTTCATCTTTTATTTCTTGTATTGGTGAATCTATTGTTTGTTTTTCAACATCATTTTTATCGGACTCGACCCGTACTTCTTTGTCCACTTTTTCGCTAGACTGGGTAGGTTCGCCCACATCCACTTTCTTTGTTTCTCCGATTTGAATGGCATCTTTTGATTCTGTTTTAGTTTCTTCTTTTTTACTTAAATCTACTTTTATAGGTTTCATTTCATCTTTTTCACCTAATGATTTCATTTTTTTAGCAGACTTTACTTTAAATTCGCCTTCAGTTTTTACTGGCGTAGTATCACTAACTTTTACTTCTTCTTTTATTTCTTTTTCTTTTGTTGACATAATATGATAATATAAAATTAATAACTATTGTTAAGGACTAAATTGTTCTAAACCAAATCCTCCTAATGAATCATTTTCTGATTCAAAATCTGTAGGTAAAAGATCTTTTTGTCTTTGTTCGATCATTTTACTTTGTTGTGTAGCTTGTATCCGTGTTCTTTTATCTTTACGATCTTCAATTTCAGCCTCTCTAGTTGTTTCACGACCTGCTTCCATTTGCGCTAATTGTAATTTATATTGAAACTCTTCAGCCATTAATTGTTTTTTAATGTTAGCTTCCTGTTCCATCCTTTCAATTTCAAATTGAGACTTAGCTTGCTCTATTTGTATTTTTGTTTCAGCAACAGCTTGTTCTTTCTGTACATCAGCTAAAGCAGCTGCTTCAGATGACTTTTGATTTGCTTCACCCTGTGCTTGTATATTTTCTAATTGTGCAGCTCTATCTTTATCTTGTTTTCTTTTCTGCTTAATTTTAAGCATTTGATTAGCAAGTTTTATATTAGATATCTCTCTTAAATCTATTGCATCTTCTAATCCAATATTACCTGCTTGTAAAGCTATTTGTATACTTTTTTCTAATTGAGCTTGTTCTTCTTCATCAGGTTCTAGTTCTAAAAATATACCAAAATCATGCATGTGTAATTTTTCTACTTCTTCTAGAGTTGATGTGTTAAAATTATTTAAGCTTTTAATTAATGAATCTTTAGTAAGAGGAAAATTTAACATATCTGAAACTCTTAAACTAACATTTTCGCATGTTCTTACTGTCATATACATTAATGACTGTAATATATGTCTTGTGGCTGTATTAGAGTTAGCAGCTGCTAGTTTTTGTAAACCTACTAAAGCATTTTTATCTGGTGTACTACCATCTCGAGCTTCATTTAATCCTGTTACGTCTCTTATCATTTGTAAATAATACTGATAAGTTTGTATCATTGATTGTATTTTAGATATACCAGAAGAACTTTGTAATTCTTGTATAGGTATTTTACCTCTATTAGGATCACCATCTTGAGTTAATGATCTACCCACAACACTACCAGTTTGAAAGTACATGTTTAGTGCTTCTGCAGGATTATAATTTGTTCCATTACCTAAATCTACTTCAGATAATCCATCAGCATCAACATATACACCATCAGGAACTATTCTAGCAAGTACTTGTTGTAACTTTAAATGAGTTAATTGAATCATATCTGCAAAACCTATAGTTTTACTTACAATAGATTCTATTCTACCTTGATACATTCTAGGTGCTGATAGTATATAATTCATATTAACTTTAGTAGTATCAGCTATAGGTCTTGTCA